GCGCAAGCCGTCAAACTCACTGGCTGTTTACAGTGCCCTGATAGGACATATAAACAGTTTTTCCGCAGAATACGATTGTGACATATTCACCAATTCCGTCACAGAAGAGTTCATTGAAGATTTTATCATTTACCTTGAGAATGTTGGTTTGCGGCATAACACGATTGTAGGTTACATTATGAAATTACAATCTATGGTTCGCAAGGCTTCACAGTACAATTATGCCGTCGACCCTACTTATAATCAAATAGACTTGCATCTGGAAGATACTTTTGCAGTCTTCTTGAGCATGAATGAGATTACGCGCATCTATTATTATAAGTTCAGGAAACAGGATAGCAGAAGGGCGAAGGAGAAGATACGTGATCTGTTCGTTGTTGGTTGCTTGACAGCATTGCGTTATTCGGACTATTCAACGCTGACGCTTGACAACTTCCAGAACGATTTTATCGTGAAGCGTACAAAGAAGACCAATGTCACCGTGAAGGTTCCAATGCATGATTATGTTCGCGAGATTATAGCCAAGTATGGTGGTAATATCCCTAACGGACTTTGCATTCAGTACTTTAACAAATATCTTAAACTGATCATGCGCGAAATTGGATTGACAGATAAGATTACCTACTCATACACAGTAGGTGGTAAAATAAAGACTGTGACAAAAGAGAAGTGGGAACTAATCTGTAGTCACACCGCACGTCGTTCAGCCGCGACAAACCTTTATTTGACAGGAAGAATGAAGACGCTAGAGATAATGCGACTTACAGGGCATAAGACAGAACAGAACTTCTTCAGGTACATTCGCTTGACGAATGATGATACGGCAAGATCAATAAGCGGAGATATGTTTTTTAGAAAGTAATAACCGGACGTTTGCCTGCCATCAGGCAAACGTTTAAATAAATACAATAATGAATAAAGATAATATTATTCCATCGATGACGCATCCTTATGGGATGTGTTGGCAACAGCCGCCAACCTACCTGATACTAATTGATGATACTCATGCAGTGATGAGTAGACTTGATTTTGAAATACTCATGGATTATACTCGTTCTCAACCGTCAGCTCTCTATAATGGTAAAATGTGGAAAGCACAATATGAGGATGAAGGTACGTTGAAATGGTTTCTTTGCTATTGTTTCAATGAGAATGAGAAGACGAATGAGATAGACATTGCATACCGGGAAATTTTGATAATTGATTAATAACGAAATAGACATGAGTAAAAGAATCTTTAAATATCCTCTAAAAGTTGAGGATGAGCAAATTGTAAAAATGCCGCTTGGATATCAGATACTAACTGTTCAGATTAAAGATAATGTTCCTTGCATTTGGGCAATAGTAGATGATAAAGAAAAACAAATAATTGATTGCAAGATTAGGACTATCGGGACTGGTCATTATTTTGATAATCATCTATTGGATTATATAGGTACTTACCAGCTCAACCAGCTTGTTTTTCATGTATTCAGCAATAACAGTCCATTTTAATCATAACAAATCAAAAAGGAATAATAATATGGCAAAGATTTATGTAGCAAGTAGTTGGAGAAATGTATTTCAACAGGACGTTGTAGCTATTCTCCGTGATTTAGGACATGAGGTCTATGATTTTAAGAATCCCCCACATGGGAATGGTGGTTTCCAATGGTCTGATATAGACCCTGATTGGCAGAACTGGACAACTGAACAATATCAAGAAGCACTTAATCACCCAATTGCGCAGAAAGGTTTTGATTCAGATTTTAATGGTATGCAGTGGGCTGATGTCTGCGTTATGGTTCTTCCTTGTGGCCGCTCGGCCAACACAGAAGCCGGATGGATGAAAGGTGCAGGTAAAAGGGTAATGGTTTATTCTCCCGAAAAGCAAGAACCAGAACTGATGTATAAAATATACGATTTTGTGAGTGACAACATATTTCGTATCAACGATAAGATAATTGGAGTATAACAAATCAAAAATGAATAGAATACAGAAATTAGAAGCTGAAATACAGAAGCTAAAGAAACAGGAATCCGATAAAAAAAAGGCAAAATATCAATATCTCGTTGGAAAATGTATTCACATGGCGCATACTTCTTACGAAAAAATTACAGCAATAGTTAGGGTAAATTCTGATGAAATCGGTGATGAAGTAGTATATGATTGCATCCATGTATATTTTGATAACAGAGAAGATGTAAATAATAGTGATTCAAGTATCCAACTTGCATCTTACGCAAGTGAATACGTGGAACGGATTGAGAAAAATATCATAAGTCAAGAAGCTTTTGATAAGGCTATGGATGATTGTTTTGCGCATATTAAAAAAATGTCTATTAACGAATAACAATGGAGATATGACTATAGATACGGAATTTAATGTAGGTGATAGTGTATGCTATCTAAGTGGAGACGATATCTGTTATTCTACTATAAGCAAAATAACTATTGAAATATCTTATGCAGATCGCAGTTTTTTGATGTATTATAAGCTGTCTGACGGTTTAAGTGTACCGAGAAACAATTATCCACAATGGGATAAAAGACTTTTTAGGGACAAGGAAAGTTTAATAAGATATTTATCAGAATAAATATATAAATTAATGGAAACCGAAATAGTCAGATAAAAGAAAAGCCGCTGCAAGTATAAATGTAGCGGCTTTCTTTTTTAATGTTTAGACACCGCACCTATTTTTCTTACCAAGGTATCGTAATGTTCGTCAACCTCTATATCCTCCAACGATCCTGAAGCGAACCTGATTATGCATTGATTACTGTCTGTGACTGGTTCGATCATTTGCACCTGAAACAGGTTGATCATCACCTTGTTTCCATTGGACACTGTTTCGATAAATTCTACCATAATATTTATGTTTTAAATTAAAAAGTGTACAAAGGTAATTTATAAACCTGCAGATTATTCTTCCAAGCACTTATTTATTATTCCTCCGGCTAATTAAAACCTTGTTTTTGCACGGATTTATTTGTGCCCAAATGCTATTATCATTATTTTTGTATCAGATAATCAATCAGTATTTCGGGATATGAAGAAGAATCGGACAAAAATCACAGGTTGCAGCTATGCGTTCAGGGTGGAAGACATTGTGCGGATCTATGACGAACACGCCCGAAGCGGTCTGAGCAATCGTGAAATACTGCGCCGCTACATCTGGCCGAAATACCATATCTGCGAAAAGACTTTCTACAATATCATCAACGCTTCCGTTGATCCGCGCATTATCCGTCGTCAGGAGGAGATGAAGCGTCAGCTTTCGTTGTTCTGAATTTCATCCGCTACTGTTGTAGTATATTCCATTTCATACACTTTAATGCCTCCCGGTTGTGAGAACTGGCGGCTTGTGCGACGTATCAGGACGGTGGCGCATTCGTCGAACCTCCAGCAGTGCAAATAGGAGTTTAAGCGTCCGGCCAAAGCCATGCGTTCCGCCGCGTGCTGCTCTTGCGAACTTCCGTAGTGGGTATCATCGTAGCAGTCGAAAGCCAGGCGGACGGTGAGAGTGGTTTTTCCATGTTGGATTCCGGATTTCATCGTTTCCCAGATGGTTTCGGGGATACCGATGAGCACGCAGGGAAAGGTGACGGGGTACTGGTCTTCACCGTTGGCGAGTGCTTCCAGTTGCCCGCAGTCTTCGTCGATGAGGGTGATGGTATCGCCCATTTTAGTGGCGATTTGTTGCTGGATGTCGTTGAATAGTTGTTCCATACTGCTGTATTTTAAGTATTGATAATTCTTTTTAGTTCCTTCAAAAACCTCTCATCCACCTTCCTGGCCAGTTCCGGTCCCGGTGTGGACGTGGGCATGAACTGTCGTTGTGGAATTTGGATGTTCAGTTTGGTTTTCTTTGTCAGGGCAAGGCGCTTCCAGAAGGTGTCTTTCTTCTTGTCTTTGCCTGCTTCCCTGTAGTGCTGCGCCCAGGCGAAGCGTCGCATCTTAGGAGTGACAGAAGGATGCAACGTTCCTCCCCTGTTATGAATGCCGGCGTATGACACACGGGTGAAAACGGTAACTTGTCTATCTCCCGGTGTATATTCGATGCTCCTTGCCAGATGGCTCCTACCGGAAAGCAACGGGCCGTAGCGGGAACCGGCTCCCTTTCCTCCGCTTTTCTGTCGCTTGGTTTCCTGCCATTTGTGGAAGCCGTTGTCGGTGAATCCCCCCTTACGGAAGTCTTCTTCAATGTGCCGCTTGGCAATGTTTCCGGCAATGACAGGCATCTTGCGTCGCATCAGGTCGGAGAGTTGCTTCTGCTTTTGCAGGATCCGGCGGTTAAATTCTTGGATATTCATTGTTTATTCAATAAATAGATGTATATTGTGGTATGAGAGTAGTCTTTAAGCCTATGCTGGATTGTATTTCCAGCCGTGATTTAGAGGCTACTTTTCTTTTAGCTGATTTAATATGTTCGGGCTGTCCGAAATACTGTACAGGATTTTACTTCCATCTTCATATTCTTTCACGATGATCCAGCTCTTGTCTCCAAGGATTTTAATTTCAAACAAATGCACCCATTTGGAACCGGGTTTTGTGCTTGCATCCTTTCCATATCCCAGATATTTAGCCTTCTTGAGTACATTACCTATTTGAAAAATCAGTTCGTTCTTATGGGCGTAGTGCTCATGAGGCTGATTGGTCCATTCATCAATACTACGGCGGGAAATGGTTATTTCACCCTGAAGTTTCGGATGCGCG